CCTCACTAGCGGGCTTGTTTAAGGCCCAAGGAGAAGGTGCAAAGCATACTCTCCTTCCTGAAAGTTCCGAAATCTCGCCATGTGGGTCGGAAAGACCCACGAAGTGATCTGTACGCCTACACGATAGGGCTGTCTACACCCTTGCGTGTATACGTACCAGGACATCTAATGCAAACCATGTGTTTGTATTGGATGATCCTGAGCAAAGGTCTAAACAGCAGCTGTACAGACCTTCGTAAGAGCATGTCGAGACAGAGGCTCTGGATGGGAGGATAGCATGTGGCCCGCCGGATCTTTGGCAACCTTAGGCTGCCTACCAGGGATGATTATCCACTGCAAGCCCCATCTGAGTCGACCGATAACTCCATTTTAATTGGAATTATCGTTCGAACTCGCTTTGGACGTGTGCAATACACGGACCTCAGCCATGCGATAACTGCTCAACACCCGACTCTTCTGTCCGGTGTTTAGCAGCAACCTTTAGAAGGTACCGAGAGTTTAAAGCTCCAGGTAGCTTCTGAAGAAGGCCAACTACGTCTTTTCTGACTGCAGTAGCCTTCCAGTCCTCAAGTGTGACCTGGTCAAAATCCAGACCATAACTGAAGACTGAGATGAAAGAGTTAAATTCCTCCGGGACCACAAAAGGGACCTCGTAGGCTTTAACTTCCCTCATCCTTGCCACTACCTCGAGCACAGGAAGATCGAGTAGCGGTTCAAGAGGAATGGAAGAAGGACACCGATTTGACAGTATCTTTCTTCTTTCCCGAATATCTTTAGCAAGTCTCTTAAGATTTGGCTTAAAGACCTTCGTATCTTTCCTACGCTTATCATGTATACCTATAGTAGTAGACATGTAAGTACGTAGGCGACTTAACCAGTCGGCGAAGGGAACGGGAATCGGTATCCGGTTATGGCTCCAACCATCCGGATAGCGAATGTCCCCGCGGGCGATATCTTCAAAGTATTCAGCTGTGTAGATGTCGCACGCCTCCCTGAAGTAGGGGTCAGTGGCACAAGTCCAACTAGCCTCTAGATCAGGGACTCTTGTTACCAAGAGGCAGGTCTGGATCGCACGAGCTTCCGATTTTCGGCAGACATCGCGCAATCGCAAACCTGACAGGTCCTTGGTGGGCAGTAAACCTGCACCACCAAGAATCCTGGGGAGATACGGAGATATTCCAACTTTTCGGAACATCTCGGCAAATCCAGGGTGGCGTTCAGAGAGGATTGCACCAACTCGTTGGTACAATCCTGTCTTCTCTGCCTCAGCGAAAGCAGCAGGACCCAAACTTACCCAGATTGGGACTTGCTGACTTTGAGCCGCTAAAGCCATTTCCCAAGCGTCAGAAAAGACACTTAGATGGATTAACGGCTCCTGTAAGGCCATCTCCTTCTTTACGAAATAGATGTCCTCACAGTAGACATAACCATTGGAGGATGAGAAAGTTTTCCACTTATTCACCTCTCCACCAGTCTGAGCTATTAGCTTCCTGTAAAGCTTATGCTGGCGTCTCAGACCCGGTGCGACTAAGTCGTCACCGCAGTTTCTGAAACCCTTATAATTTACCATTTTGCATATAGCCCAATGGTAGATACTAAGGAGGGGCCAACTAGCGGGCATGCCCATTAGTGAACCCCTGACTGAATTGCAGGAGGTTTCGCCATATTCTAAGACGAAACCACTGCAATGGTCGCGCAAAATGTCAATTAGCCATTTTGGCGGTTTGCGCTTGCTGTCCTGAATCCCATCTACAATGGCATTCAAGACATCAAGGGGGATCCTATCTGTAGCTTCGGAAAGATCTGCAGATAGGTAACTCTCTCCAGATTTCAATCGGACTCTATGGTCACAAGAGCCGGCCGAAATTTGGGGACAACGCTCACATGCTGCAAGGAGCGTTTTCCTTGCGGAATGGTGTACACTGACTTTAAGGCAGGGTGACTTAGTAACCACCCTACACTTAAAACCAGGTACACGCAGAGCCACAACCTTGGCCTTTCTCTCTTGATTGAGAGAGGGCTTCAAGGCCTTCTTCCACGATAGATGATTATAAACATCTCCCGTGAGAGAAGGTGACAGAATGAGAGGAGGCCTATATGCTCTGGCTCGACCATATAGACCCCGCCTCATCTGTTCGATCCTCGGAATCTCAGGATCAGGATTCACAAAAGAAGTCCTGATATCTGGGAAACTCGAGGACGACACTATCTCGCCATCACAGAGTACTTCTGGTTTGCGAGTTCGTGCTGCAAATTTGTGTATAGTAAGGACTTCCTTATTATACCCACCTTTGCTATGAGGTGACTCATAGGTAGCACCGCCATAAAGCTGTACCACCGGAGATTCCCAATCTTTCGCTCTTGAGAAGCGATTGATGAAGGTTCTCGCCCAGTACCTGAATTTATCAAGTAACTGGGGGTCAGTGGTGAACGGTTCTGTCAGAATTTTCTGATGGGATGCACTAGCTTCCTGCACCACTAACAATGTGGGAGGGGGAAGTGCACGACCCATCATGGAAAACTGACACAACTCGTGTCGCCGACCTGGGGCAAATACAGTAAGTATTTGGAGATACTTATTGTATACCCTACTAAACTCCTCGTTCGATAGAGTAACTGTCGAGCAGAGAGATTTAGCTCTTGCGTAGTTGCAGGTAGTTTTAACACTACGTACAACTGACTCAAGATCAGGTAACGTTAACCAATACTGAACTAGTTTGTTTAACGTTGACCTAAGATATCTACGACGAATCCTCTTACTCCTTTTCAGAGTAGAGAAGTAGTTGCAGAAGGTAAGAAGTAGAGACTTAGTATATCTAAGGATCCGCTTCGTTACTAACCTCGTGTGATCTCTACGAGGACCACATATTGAGGTTTCGGAACTTTCATACGTCCCAGCATACAACGCTGAAGACGTAAGGGGCATCCGAGACTTCAGGGAATCTATTGTACTATTTATACAATCGATACTCGCTTTCATCTTTG